TCCTCCTGACATTGTACGCATTTAGACATTATTTGTGCTGTTAGTTGATAAAAAGTCTTTTATTGCTTTTGAATCTATCCTAACCATAATTACGTCTTTTCTCTTTGTGTTATTGGGAAGAACAAGCCCCTCCTCTCTCAGAACTGCAATACCTTTAAGCATTTCCATATCATCCTCATCTACTATGATTGAGTCTTTACATTTTGGGCATGGCACTTGATACCAGCTTGCTATATCCTCAGAAAATTCACGCCAATTACATTTATCGCATTTTACCGTTCCTTTTTCTTTAGACATTTTCTTTTGGGTTATCTAATAATTTATTTTCTAGGTCGTCTAAGGCTTCAACTGAATATCCATTAGGAAAGTGGTCGCTTTTCTTGCATTCTTTTATCAATTTGAATGTTAACTCTCTCTCTTCGAGCTTGGCTTGGCGAATTATCCTCTCCATAGTCTTTCTCAGCCATTTATGCTCCTTAGGGCGGTCAGAACAGACCTGAATAACTTCCTCTATCATTTCTTTAGTAGTCATTCTTTTGGGTTAAATTATAATCGAGATGGCCAACGTTCTTCATGGTATGAATCTAGCCAATTGTCTGTTGGATATCGTGTACAAGAGGCATCATACCACTCAAGCCATATCCATGAGTCAGATATTTTATGAGGAAGTAGCGCAAACTTCCTTCTCCACTCCGGTATGCTTTTTGATTTCCACATCATTCTTCTTTTGGGTTAGATAATAGAGCTTTGACTTGGGAAAGGCATTCATTGAAGCCCTGAGTATGCGCTTTATGCCCTGGTGATATTCCAACGCCCTTAAACCGCTCCGCTGGCAACATCTCCAGTAATTCAGCATCCCTCTCGTTACGGGCGGATTGGGCGACTTCTTGAAACCTCTCTTCTAAAAAGACCTCAACCTCTTCTGGTAAATACCACTTTGGTTTCTTTAAATCCTCAATAACAAGCTCAATAAGTTTTTGTGTGTTGGTCATTAGGTTTAAGTTAATGGATAAAAATCATGTGGATGATAGGTCTTTACCCCATCTACATGGAGCCATCCTCCGTACCTACATGGCTCAAATTCTGAGCCATCTTCGCCTACAAATACAGGAAAGTAACGCCCCTGGTATGGCTTCATAATAAGTTTGCTAACGGCTATCTCCTTCTCTGCTTTAGTTGGGTTGGTCATTGTTTAGTGGTTAATAATATCCATTTTGTATAAGCCAACATTGGTGACAATCGCATGGTCCACAACATTGAATAAATTGATTCCCTGAATATCCACAGCGGCCACAATGGAAGGTAGTTTTGATTCCCATTGTAGTAAGAAGGTCAACACTTCGATTCAATATTGAGTCATTTAATTCTTGTAAACTTGGCGAGTACATTGGTTTATTTGTTATTATGTAAGGGGGTTATCATTCCACCAATTCATGCCACAATCAGGGCAGGTATGGGCGTGTATTGGTATGCCATATTCGAAGATTAGTTCTTCGTAGAGGTGGCAATTACGGCAGTTGACGGTTTTACAGTAAACCTTGAGTGGTTCTTCATCCGCAGGTTCAACATAATCTTTTCTTTTATATGCTTGTTTCATGGTTTAGATTTTAATTGTTTCTCTAGGAATAATGTTTGTCCGAGTTCTACAGAAACCGCACCAGTCAAAACCGATACACCCTTTTTCCGTTGGTGAGTTAAATTTATAACTTTCTAAAATGATATGCCCACAACTACATTGAATTGCAAAACATGTGGATTCCTCAAAGCTCTTTAGTTTATTGGTCATGATTAAATTTCTTTTAAATATTTACGAACAAAAGTAGCTAAATTTTGCCCTCCAAACTCACCTCTGGCACCTGTTTTTAAACAATGAAACCTTGCGTTTGTTGGATAAACGTCTAGTAGTCCGTTAATTCTAAACTGATAATCGGTTTTCTTTTCAACTACATAGCCAGCCTCTTCTAGCTCTGGTAGGTAAGATTTACGGCGGGATCTTACAGCGTCTTTTGTTTCAAATTTAGGTGGCGGAGTGCCTGCTTTGCGCAGTATCCATAAGGCTAAATTGATCGCTTTTTTCTGTAACCACGTTTTGTTTTTTCTGAAGTCATTCATATCTTTAGTTTTTAAGGGGTTAAAAGTATGTCTCTTATATCCAACAAAATCTCTATAATCAGCACAGTTTGTACACGTTCATTGTCGAACTTTCGGTCTTTCTCAATTGTTTCTCGTGATCTCATCTTGTTAAGTTAAAGGTTAATTCTTTTTATCTTTCCGCAGAGCTAAACGACACACTTCTGATAGAAGTATGAGGGTGGGAAGGTAGCTTAGCATGTACCACCGTCCTTCATATAAATCTGACGCAACCATGGAGGCTATGAATCCACCCGCAATCAGAAGTGCGAGTCCCCCTTGTTTGAGTATGTTTTTGATATGTTCAATCATTTGGATTAATATTTAACTGTAAATCTAGCTATAGGAAGACCTTTTTCATCAGAAATATATAGTTTTTTGATTAAACTTTTTTGTTTAGCTTTTGGATCATTCTCACCGATGAGATGTGAGACTGTTGTTTGTAAATGAGCAGCGATAGCAACTAAATCAACTACGCTTACATTTCTTTGCCCAGCCTCAATAAAAGCTATATAAGCAGCAGAGGATTTACCAACCATGCGTGCAAGTTGTTGTTGCGTGATGCGGTTGTTAACTCTAGCTCTCATAATGTTTTGTCCAATATTTTTTTGAAGTGCTTCCTTACTCATCTTTAGTTTGTTTAGGGGGTATATTTATTGTTCAGTGGGTGGTTTTAATTGTTCTTCTACATACTGCTCAATCTGGCCAGAGCAGCCCCTACAAATATCCGCATAGCCAGCTACTGACACTCTTGACTGAGAATCTTCCTTGGGATTTACCAAGCCACAAATATCACAACTGAAAAGCTTCATATTTTACTTGTTACGTTTTAGTTCCTCTACTTCCTTTTGAAGGGAGAGAATGGCCTTAAACATTGATTTCACGACTACCGATAAATATATGAACGGAGCTGTTTCACTATTTTCCGTAAGTCCTAGTGAACGTAACTCCTGCAACGCAATCTCTTCATACTCTTCAAAGCTCTTTAGTTCTGACATGGGAGTGGGGGTTAAAGGTTATTCACTAGCCATTTGTATATCTCTCTAGCCATCTTATCAGGCCTATCTAAGCATCTTGAGTGGGTTATTTTGTGGGATAGGAATCTCTTGATCTTCTTTTCTATAGGCCTTAATGCTCTAGCGCTATCAATCGATCTGCTTTGCCTAAAGAAACTAATTTGACTTTTAAGCTGCTCTATTTCTGCTAGAGCTTTGTTATAAGTTTTCTTTCTTACAAACATAGGTTTTAGGTTAGATTTTTAACGATTTGTATCACTTCGTCTAGGGAACAAACTACATAGGCTTCCCCTCCAGCCTTTTTTATCCTCTCAATTGCCTTGTATTGGTTAATTTCTCTGCGATGGTAGTCGCTAGGGAAGCTTGTCTTCTGGAACAATTCAACCTTCTTCTGCCATGCTTTCTTAACCTTCTCATCAGCCTTTACCTCTAAACCCACGAATTTGCCGTTTATACAGGCTAGAATATCTGGAGTGCCTGCATCTGCTCCTTTTATCTTCCAGACCTTCTCAGCCCCTCCCTTGTTCTTATACGTGCCGAATGCTGCACCAGAGTTGATGCGTTGGGCGTAGTGTCCTGAATATTGTAGGTAATCAAGTATTGCTTTCTGTACATCGCTTTCGCTCATGGTTTAATTCAATTAGGAATTGTTGGGGGGGTTCGGCCTCATAAAGAACTCTGGCTATTATGATTGTGGGTAGTTTATCTTTTGAGATTGGCAAGGTGTTTTTCACTGAGTTCTTGTTTAGATATTTTCTTGGCTTCAAACGAGAGGTGACATACACGGCATAATCCTACAAGGTTGGCTATTACGTCTACTCTAGGGTTCTTGCCTCCCATGCCCCTTGGCTCGATATGATTAACGTCTACAACTGGCCTCATTTCGCACCATTCGCAGGCCATATATTGATCTGGAGTGTGGATGCCAAAGTATTGAGTGAAAATTTTTGTGTGTGGCTTCATGTGATTCTTTTTGAAATTAAATGCAGCGCAATCTGTAGGCCATCTATAACCCCATTATGCCTATCTCTTGCAGTCCTTACTGGATTAGGGTTATAAGATAGGGGCTTGCTGCTTTCTGCGCTTCTAATTATGTCGGGGAATTTAGCGTTTCTCTCCTTTACCTCTTCGATCAAATCATCCTGCAACTCTTCTAATAAATTTTTTATCGGGTCCATGGCATATTGTTATGTGATTCTTTAGAGCGATACGATTTATTGCCGATACATACATTCAAGTGTAGAGACACTCGTGTAAGAGCCTTCCGTGTAGATAAAAACGGGGTAACCGCCATCATCGAAACACTCTTCAGCCTCTTGCCTATAAAAAATGCTCCTTTCCTGCGCATTTGCACATCCAACAAACAAAAAGAGGGGGATAAGTAGTAATAATTTTTTCATGAATTTAAATTGTTAATAATTTCCTTTGCTAATCCACACTGATTTGTCCCCCACCTTTCTAGATGCTTACAAAGGCCATCGTCTCCGTAGAGAGTGTAATAGCTTTGATAATCGCCATCTATAAAGACTTTTGTAGTGTCGTGAATAGAATCTTCGTAAGTTAAGTAAGTTCTCCACACCCATACTCCGTTAATTTTGTCCCTAATACCTGTTAAGTTCTTGTGATGAGATCTTCCAACGCCGTCAGTTCCAAATTTGGTTTCAAGCTTTGTCTGAGCTGTTATTGAAGCGATACACCAGTTAACTTGAGTGCTACGCTGACAATCCTCTACGAGAACGTGCGCTAGGTTTTCTATTGGATATCCTTTCCATAATTCATTCACTTTTCTTTCAATATCTGACTGGTCTACCGTATCTACGGATGGTTGACTTTTATGCTCGTTTACGGGTGGAGTAATACTTGCAGCCTGAGCCACTGGAATCAGTGTTGAAAGTCTACTGTCAACACCCTGCTGAATCCGCTTACTGTCTTCATTTAGCTGTTTCTGGATCATCTGGGCGTTCTCAATCTCGATCTGTAGCCTTTTCCACTCGCTACTATTTTGTAGGAGCTGGGCTTTCTCTTCTGGTGTGTACTCGATTAGTTGTAAAGGGTCGTTTGCGCTTGGTGCTATTGCTTGGAAAGCTGTAACAGCCAAAGCGCTGAATGTCATTATCGCTATTGCAGCGATGAATAGTTTCTTGTTCATGATTTTTTGTTTTAATTTTAGTAGTGTTTCTTTCATATATATTTGTTAGTCCCCCTCGACGGGGTTTATTCAATTGAGATATTAAACTCGATGGCTCCCGGTTTATCATGCCGACTAAGATGTCCCCACGCCCCAAACCTAGCCAACATCTCCTCGATCAATTCGTTTACAATCTCTAGGGCGGTAAACTCAATAAAGGTAAAAACAATAGTGAGGTAGTCACCTGCAAAATAAGTAACCTGAGCAGAAATGAAATTATGTGGATGCTTGAAGTCTATCATGTTTTCTTCCGCTATCTTTTTAGCGTATTTAAAACTAACCTTGTCCAAGGCGTCTAAGAAGTCACCAATCGTTGTTTTAGAAAAATCTACACAATCCACCTTGTAGTCTTCAGATAAAAACTGGTCTCTTTTACACATTTTAGGTTCTTTATTTTTTGTTGCTCCTTTCATGTTTTTAACTGTTAAGCGAATTTATCTATAAGAGCTTTTATCTTAGTCTTAGGAGCTTTAAACCACTCCCCTCTCACTCGCTTCTCACGAAACTCTTCGTGCAATTGAGATTCAAGTAAAGAACAGTTTTCTGTTTTAATGTGTCCAAAAAACTCCATATTTGCATTCCCAACTCTCAAGGCCTTAAATCTTTTCAGAGGATTATCGCTAGTCTTCCCTATCTTGCAAAGATCTTTGTCGTAAATGAAATATACATACCCCTTTTCATCTTTAGCCCGCTCCCTTGCCGCCTCCAGCTTTGCCTTTTCCTTCAGATACTCCAAAGTGATGTCAATAAAATCATCCTCGGAACCAAAGCAGCCTTTCACAAATTCAAAAAATTCTTTCCCTTCCTTACTCATATATTAAGCTTTTAATTTATAAACAAAATCAATCGTAGCCCTCACTGCTTGCGCTAACGTGTTTTTATTAAATATCTTCTGTAACACCTCAAGCTGTCTACGCTCTTCCTTAGACTGGGCTATGTGAAACCTTAGTGGTCGTTTATCTGACATACTTTATTTATTATTGTGATATAATTGTACCAAATCGACACAAAGAAGTCAAGTTATTGTGCGCTTAAGTCTTTCGCATATTCCGTTAATCACTTTTTCGTAGTCGCCCCTATTAGCAAATCCAGCATTCTCCCATTGCGAAAGCCCCTCCGTGGCGATTTGAATTAAATCTAACATGCTGATCGGCTCAAAATGCCCCACCTCTCCAGCGTGTTTCTTGTAGATGTGGTATTCATCATCTTTATAAATTAAATCGTCTTTTTTCATTGTTGTTGTTTTAGTGATTTAAGATATGCTTCCGTCTGTTTTTCTGAAGGAAACTCGATATATTCAACCCCTTTCTTCTCCCCAAGCTGACTCATTAACACCTCCCAAACGTCAGATATTTCTTTAGTATCAAGCTCGGTTGTGGAGTCTTTTAACAGCATTGCTTTCATAATTGGCCTGAACAGCCAGTTTTTGACTGTTTGCGGAGTCCAAGGTATATCCACTCTGATCATCTTCTTCATGTCGAGTCCCATCCCATTAAGCTGATCTGCTAGCAGTATAAAGGCCATATGCATTGATTTATTCTGTCTCAATGTCCTTTGAGGCTTAACCCCGAATATCTCTCTAATTTGCTTTTCTTGGTCGTCCATTATTTTAGTAGATCAGGATTTTCGTAAATATTACCCATCACAACACTCTTTTCGGGATTATATATCCCGTTATTTGCATCGTCTGTGGCAAGTATAAATCCGCAACAAATCTGGCTCCACTCGATTACACCAACATCTCCACCCCACTCGCTCAACACGTCTCCTTCATAAATTTCTTTTCCGTTCTTATCTTTGAGGCCTGTAAATTGCATGACTATAAATTCTTCGTAAACTCCTTTTCTGTCCAATGCGTTTTGCATATCACACCGACACCCAAATTTATAGGCTGTTTCCATTACTTTGTTTTCGGGTCTCCATGCTCTAAATTTAATTTCCCTCATATTATTTGGTTTTTAACTTAATATTATAATTTCTTTCGATTAGCCGTCCGCAAACACAACAAACCCCACCCTCATATAGATATCCTTCCTCGTCTACCTGAATTGTAGGAGAGTATGAGCAGTAATGATTTTTTTCTTCTTTCATTTAGTTATTTTAGTAATTGTGAACCAAGGTTGCTCTACTGGAATCAAGTCGTTAATTAGCCTTATAGCCTCCTTTCCGTCCCTAGCTGCGTTTAATCGCTTTGTTACTTGGAAAGATAGCATTCTGGCGTTCATGGCTTGAATTTTGAGCTGAAGAAATTCTTTATTCATGTTGATAGGTATTGTCTGTAAGCTGTTTCTGCATTTGCCCTGTTTTCTATATTGAATCTAGTGTCTAACTCAGGGTTCTCTATTCTTGCTACCCTTGCAAGTCTTAAAATTGATTCTGCCTTAATATCATCACTATAATTGCGCCAAATATAGCGGATCAGGTCGTTACTTTTCTTAATATCTCTCAGATTTGGGTTTTCTTCCAAAGTTTCCCTGACCCAAATCCTAAGTTGATTGAGAAACATCCCTGCTTGTCTTCTTTTTTCTTTCATGATAATTGGGGTTTAGTTTTTAGGTGGTAGCCAGCAAGTCTTTGAACAATATATTTTCCCTGCTTTACTCATTATCATATCAGCTCCGCAGTCTTTACATTTACCCGTTCCGCCTTGATTGTACTTTGGGGCTTCAGGCGCACGATCTAAAGGGTGAGCGCCGTACGCCGTAGACATTGGCTTTGCGCTAGATGTTGCGTTGCCGTCATCGTCCTCAGCTTCTAAGAGCAATAGTGATTGTAGAGAGTATCTTCGGAAATAGGTTATTGTACTACCCATCTTTTGCGGGTCTAGGTTTTCAGGGATAGTTACGACATCCTCCACTATCTTTTCGCCCGTATCGCCATCTATGAGGATTGTTCTGATCGCTGGCCTGCCTTCAACATGAGATAATGGCTGTATAATAACTAGCTTCAACTCACTCAATAGCGGTTTAAGCTCTCGTATAAGCCCGTTTATGTCGAAATACTTACTCTTGAAAAATGGATTTACTTCGTCTTTCTTAATAACTTTAATTTTCGCCTGTAGTTCTAGTAGTTTTTTCATGTTATTTGGTTACTGTAATCGTAAGATATTCTGTTTCATTTAGCTTCCACCCTTCTACCTCATCACCAGCCTTTAAAGCCCTTTCGATGTTCTTTTTAAGTTCAGGGTCTATTTGAGCCGTTGTCCTTGAAGCTCTAGCAAAATTAGCCTCTTCAGTCTTCCATGATTTAAGTGAGGCATTTTTCATGTCCTCAATTAGGGCTGCCTGCATAGAATCCCTGTCAAACTTAGCTTCCTCTAATTCAGCTCTCAACGCCTGTATGTCAGGGTTTTCGCTCATTATGTGCTCTATAGCCTCTTCACAGTTTTTAATCGTTAGGCGGGCTACTAGGATGTCATTTGCCTTTTGGTTTAAGTCTTCTACGTTCATCTTATTATTTGTTAGTTATTACCCAGTGTTCTCTGTCTAACCTGTCTGAGCGCTCTTGAGCGTCGTCATATTGCCCATGTCTATATCCAGCCCTAAACATCGCAAGCATGACCGATATATCCTCTTCCTTAAAGCATCCAGCGGTTTGTAATGCCATCCTTTGTTCTTTGACGTATTGATCTAGTTTGTCCATAAAGGTAAAATGTAAAGAAATAGTAAAGTCCAAGCTGCCCCGAATCCGTAGATTGCAATTGATGTTTTTATGATTTCCATATCGGTTGTTAGTTAGTAGGTGGGGGCTGTACCCCTCATTGAGGATAACCTCGATCCAGCCCCCATGTTGGAGCAGAGGGCGGGACTTTCACCCCGCAAACAACGCCTAGAATCGTTGACCTCTGCTTATAATGCGTCAAACCAGTCGTCTAACTGGTAATCTGCGGGAATGTTGGAATCCATAGTTTTCTAGGTTAGTGATTACGGTGATGTGGGCTTCAATAGGTTGGCTGTTCTTTGTTTTAAGCTTCGTAGTGTCTAAGTAGACTGAAGCGGTCTTGAACTGTGAGACTATTGTATCAAATCTTTGTGGTAATGTCAAACATTTTCTTTTCCAAGTATTCTTTAACGATTGTTTTGTAAGCGTTCGAGATAGTCTTCCCGTTCTTCCAGTTAAAGATAGTCTGATATGGCACGCCCAAGTCCTTAGCCATCCTATACCACGACACACCATTTTCCTCTAACCTTTGCATTCCTGCTAATAATATATCTGATGTCATGTTTATTTATTATGTATATAACTATTGTATCACAAATCATGACTTGCTGTCAACGCCGTTTCAGCTTTCGCAACTGATACTGATACCCCTCGTGAGGCGACCCGGGATCAACAGCCCTACGGCTAAAATTCTCCTTCGTCTGCTTGCAATCGTGTTTGATCGCTAAGGCCGTTCTCATGCCGTAGCAATGACATAAAGTACAAGTGAAGCCTATTGCTCCTCTTACTATGCCTTGAGGCATGCCTTGTAGGGGTTTGTTGGCGTTAAATTTGTGAGTCATGAATTGAGATAAGTTTAATTATTTCGTAGGCTACTTGTGGCACTATTGCGTTTCCGAGAGATTTAGTTCTGTCCAGCCTTCCGGATAACCCATCATCGCCTCTAGAAATGCCGGGTTGGGGTAAACCTTCCCAGTTGTGATTGTCACAAAATCGCTCAAATTGTTTTTGGCAGTTGATCCTTTGCGGACTTTTTTCCGCCCACCTTTGTGGCAACTTGCCGTCGGCGTTGGAAGTAGTCCAAAAGCTATCATCGAGCTGATGTTGTTCATTGCTTTCGAGGTTCTGTCTTTTAGTCTTAACCCAACCTTCTCTGGGTGTTCGACTATTTCGACCACTCTTGGCGTGGGCAATAATCCAAACTCTGTCTCGTCTGTGGGGAGCGTTGACGGCACAAGCTGGAATAACAATCGGCCAGACTTCATACCCTTCGCTTTCCAAATCAAGGCACACTTCTTCGAGTGCCAATTCGATGATGCCAGCAACATTTTCACCAATAATCCAGCTTGGCCTACATTCCTTAATAATTCTGAACATCTGAGGCCAGAGGTGACGCTCATCATCTTGCGCTCTCTGCTCTCCTGCAACTGAAAATGGTTGGCAGGGAAATCCCCCTGTAAGCAGATCAACTCTTCCAAGGTCGTCTGCTTTGAAGTGTTTGATGTCATGGTGTATTTGAGAGTTAGGCCAGTGCTTTTTAAGTATTTTTTGACAGAAAGCGTCTATTTCGCAAAATATATGTTCAACACCTTCAAACGCCCAATCGGTTGCTAGTGCAAAACCTCCTATCCCACTAAATAAATCAACGTGTTTCATATTGTTCCATTTGTTTTCTCATTTTCAATTAAATTATAATTGGGAATCTTCCAGCTCCGCAATTTCTTCCTTTAATATTAACAGTTGCGTCTCCTCATAGGCTGCATCATCAATTCTTTTAGCATAAGCCTTAAACATGTCCGTTTGAGTTAAAGACGGAAACAAAGAGTAAATTAGATCATAAACACATTTATCTGGATTATTATATATATCACTCCCTGAGAAGTGAACAACGGTATATCCAGCCTCGTTTAGGTACTTGTCACGCTTTTGCTCCCGCTCTTTATCTTGATGAAACTCTTTACCATCACACTCAATAACAACCTTATCTACAACAAAATCAGCCCTATAACACCCAATCACAACCTGAAGCTCTGGGCGCAATCCCCATCTATGTAAAGCCGAAAGGAAGTCGCTTTCTATAACGCTTTCCGTACCTAGGGCATTGAATAAATTCCCCGCCTTAACCACATCAACAAGCTTTGTGTATGTCATTTTAGTGCTCGTTTAATAGATAAAATAGTTTCTTTTGTCACAGGCTTACCCGGTAGTTCAAGCATTTTCTTAGTGAAATCTCCGTCGTCTACGTTCTGAGTCGAGGTTTTCATCTTTATAATCCTAGATATTCCGCTACAGGCGTACATTTCCCCCTTTAAGCGAAAGTGCGTCTTCCCTTCGTCAATAAACTGCATAATCTTTTCAGCCTCTTCTTTCCCGATAGTTTTTGACGACCTATCATGGAATAAAATTATATATCGTTGTGGCATCATATATTTCCTACGTTAGTTTTTTTATTACTTGAATATTGACCAGACCTTTGAAACCAAGTCGAAAGCCTTTTTTGAACCTCAAAAGTTTTTTCAAGCTCCCAGCGGTCTTTAAGTCCATTCTTGCTTTTCTCAGTCCAATAATTAACAAACCTGTCAAGCTCGGCCGCCGCCGCGGTTATTGAAACGTTCGTTTTTTTCGATACAGCTTCTACAAAGGTTACGTACCCTTCTTCCTTCTGATTTATCATCACTAAAAAATTCCTCATGTTTTGGGCGGGAGTCGAAACCGAAGGTTGAAGACTCTCTCTATTAGTTTCCTTTCCTTTCTTTTCCTTTCCTATCCTATCCTCTCCTTGCATAGCGTTTGCATTGCGTTCGCTATGCGTTCGCATTTTTTCTGGCTCTTTAAGCCACTTAATCTTTGCAGCCAACGAAGCCTTTTTACTTTTTTCATTCCTTTCGGCTAAGTCGCTCATAAGCCTGTTTGACCAAAAATGAGTACTATTACTTTTAAACAAATCAAAGCTTCGCACTACGTCCGTTATGCGTTCGCATTGCGTATGCATCTCATAGGCCAGAGACTCGGCATCTTCGAGCTTTAACCTTCCTTCGGACGACTCAGCAAGCTTCTCTAGTATCATCCAGTAAATGCCATACCCCTCTATTCCTAATTTGGCTCGCAATTTTAAAACCTTCTCGTCATTACGGGAATTATAATCGTGCTTTAAGTAGTAAGATTCTTTCATTTTGTAATTATAAACAAACAAGGCTATTCATGCAGAAGTTCGACACCCAAGCATGAATAGCTGTGCTTATTTACAATCTGTATTCTGAATTTGAATTCATTTGGGTGTCGATTAATTTATACCCCAATCATACACGAATCACCCAAAAAAGCAAATAGAATTAATATGTTAAGTAGTACACGTTGTTAACCCGTTGTTAACATGAACTATAAATTTGACTTATAGAGCTTTTACGTTTTGTCTATAAGTCTAGAAAAAAGAGGCTAATCAACATTTTTACAAGATCGAACTAATGCCCTTACCTCCCCGTTAATCTCTTCCCAGCTCCTTTCTGTGATTGACATTTCCCCGTTGATAATCATGCGAATCAAAGGAGCATAGCGCACGGTGAAATCTCTTATGTCGTTAATATGACCGCCATCCAGAAGTAGTACACAGATCGCTATTTGTGCATCGTTGGCTAGTTTCAACCTCTTTTCAGGCGTAAGTTCTATCTTTGGTGAACCTTCGCCCATTTTGGTGATGGTTATTCAAACGAAAGCATGTTGTAAGCCCTTCCACCTAACCTAAAACAAATGTCAGAAACATCATGGGCTTCTAAATCTTCGCTTAATGTAATGCCAGTCGCTATACTGTTCTCTTCGGTTACAACACTCCACAGAATAGCCGCACTTTTCTGCGGTTTCTCTGAATAATTCAGCCACCCGATGTAATTTATCTAAATTACCCATGATTATCTAAATTTAAGCATTATTCTTAACTAACCACTCGGTTAAAACTTTCACAGCCCCTCTTGCTGCCGTGAGAATAGCCCCCCATCCCGCACTAAACACCAGCACCTTCATGTTCTGCCAGTCGCTAGTCCAGCTTAGAGCCTCTAGATTAACTATCAGCGCAGCCATGAAAGCCGTGATGAAGGTGACCAAAGAACTCACTAAGTACCTTTTCCAGTTACTTACAACTGGCTTTACCCCCGTAGTCTCATCCGTAACCGTTACAGTCCGCTCATACTTTCTTGTGACAGCCTTTTTTGGTGTAGTTTTTTTCATTTGTTCCAGTGGATTATAAATTTAGAATGTTTGTTCCAGTTGATTATAAATTTAGAATGATCGAAATATCCGAAATACCCATTACTATAGTCTCTAACAGCCCATTGCCAAATACTACCACCCTCTTTCTCAATCAACCTTCTCATACCCTCATGCAAATGTGGACCTGTAGAATATCCAGAATTGCCGCTTAGACCGATTAAGTCACCCATCATAACCTTGTCCCCGTCTTTTACTTTTACTTCGTTTAAATGGGCTAATACGACCTCCAGCGCCTTGAATGAGTTGCGAATCCTAACATGAAGTCCATAACCTTTTCCTTTTGAGTCTTTGACTTTTACAATACCATCCATCGGAGCGTAGACAGGAGTCCCGACTGGAACGCCATAATCCTGTCCATCATGGGCGGTTAGACCAAACTGATCATACATTTCAGGATTCTCACCGAATTTCTGTGAGACCCTTGGAGCGCCTTTTAGTGGACATAGTAGCATATCGGTTAGTTTAGAGATTACCATATTTCATCCTTATTTTTCGAGTCTACCATTATCAATATCAGCCATACAATAGGAAGTGCGTGGATGTACCATGGTGGACTAGGATAGAACGCCCATAAGCTGACCCATAAGCCGATAATAAACCACCTCAGCTTTGTGTACTTAGGTTTTTCCATTTTATGTCTTTAAGAACTAAAGAAATATTGTCCTGCTCAAGTATGTGTAATTTGTCTTTTCCTCCTGTCAGTTGATAGAACGTATGACAAAGTTCATGCCGTAATCTTCCAGCAAATTCATTGTCACTCATCCAGCCTTTATTTAACTTCCGCTTTCCGTTCACTGAGGAAGTCATGGCGATTAGTTTCTGGCCTCTGAATTCTTCTAAAGGAGCAAAGCCTAAGTGGTCTGCTTCCCATTGATATTTAGGGAGATTGAGGACGTAGATTATAGCGGAGTCGTCAATTATAACCTTGTCTACCCAGTATTTTTTCAGCCCTTGTTTGTTGCTTTGCCAGCCTATCGAAGTTAAACAGGTTGATTCTACTTCAAATTCGAGATCAACGTACTTGCTAAACCACGCCTTTACTGCAAGGAGCTCTTTGCGTACGTCCCAACTGACTTTATTCATCAGGATTTTTACTTTCATTTGAGAAAGTTAAAACTTGCTGTACTTCTTCATCATATTCGCGAGTTTTTTAGACTTAATGACGGGTCTAGCCACCTTCACTACTCTTTTTGCTGATGTTGCTGCTTTTTTCATGATTGCCATGAGATTTTTGGTTAAAAATAAATAATTAGCATTTCTTTCCGCCTTTCTTTTTTCCTTTTTTCATTATTCTTGGGTTAAATTATTAAGTTCTTCTTTTAGTCTTTTAATACTTTTCATGTGCCATTTCTTTATTCCAGCTTCCTTCGCTCTCGCTCTGACTTCTTCGTCTGTTTCTTCAGCGGGTTCTTCTGGACTTTCTGGTGGCTCAACAGCTTCCACTTCATTGACGATTTCGACAGGCTCTACGACTTCCTCTACTGGAACGGGCGTAATAAGTGACGGACTTTGTCCTATAATTGGCAGATCGTCCGTATTAACTACTCTTCCTCCTGAGTAATTTACCTGCCTGTCTTTTAGGAAGATGTGTAAGCCTGGATTGAATCTACTTTCTTTGATTTTCTCTATCTCTCCCGTCAGTTTATTTTTGACTGTTATTACCATGTAAGGTTTTGGTGCTTCGTCCATACTTTGGGTGTTAAATTATTGCGTTTGATTGACTTTAATTTGTTTATGTGATATAAGCAAGTTTATGATGACGTTTGCAATTATCATGTTTATATCATTCCTTGCTCTAGAGCTTATTGCGAGTCCTTACTAAGGGCGGACGGCAGACTAGCGGCTCCTGTTTTTATCGCAGATTTTATCGTGGCTGGAATTGTTTTTTCTTCTAACCCTTTTAGGCCTTTTGAAACATTGCTTTTTACCAAAGTTGACCCAGCCCCCCTTCTTAATAAAGCGGCTAGTATGCCCGCTATTCCTTTGTCAGTAGAGTCTCCCCCAAATAAACCAGCCCCTATTCCAAAAGCCCCTAAGTCTAGCAACCCCGTTTGTGCGGCGCTTTGTAGACTAGCTATTTTCTTTTCTATAGACTTCTGCGCTCCTAACAAGTTGGCGTATTTCTGTTGCAACTCTTTAGTACCAGGACTGACCTGCTCCAGCACTTTTCCTACTTCATAATACATTTTAGAAAGCACCTTATTTACAGGCTTGTCATAAGCCTGCCCACTCCACGTAGTTAATTCTCCAATTTTTTGCTGTAATTTATGTAAATCTTCCCCGCTCATAGAGGTTAAGTTCTTTGCTATGACGTTCCCCTCGGCGTCTAGTTTAGGAATAAGCTTTCCGCTTTCAAATTTAACGTCATGGAAAAGCTGATCTAGCTTCCCCTGATAGATAGCTGCCACCTGAGGGTCGGTTAAATCAGAGGTAAACTCTTGAGTCACCTTGTTAATTACCTCTTCTGCATTCCCCTTGCCAGTGCCAGACTTAGCACTTTCTGAAATTAATTTCCCAACTTCATTTTTCTTGTTTCCTATATTAGTGGCTAACTCGCTGATATTCTTTCCAGATAAACCCTCATTTGCTATTGCCAAGCCTGGGTTTTTGCCAAAAGAAAACTCTTTTGAAGGCGTCTTTATTAGGCTGTTCATTAACTTAGAAGGTATTTTTTCTGAAACAAATTTTGCGACTGGTTCGGACAATTTGCCCAATAAAGGGAATGCACCCCCTATCACTCCTGACGTAATAGCAGTCCCGTTTACCTCCCCTTCCTGAGCTGCCGCTAGACCTCCAAACTGAGATCCCTCTTTGATAACTTTTGCCGTAGTCGGTGAAGATAGAATTTTTTGTAACAGACTAGCCCCCTTAGTAAGCTTTTCCCCGCCCTTTATTGCCCCTCCTACAGGAACGAAAAACTGCGCTATCTGTCCCGCAGTCATACCTTCTTGCTGATCTTCATTTGTTGGCTCTGAAATAGCCTTTAAAGCTTCTGGCCTCTCCGTATCGATTGCGCTACCTGTTATAGCCTCTGTTATTGGACTAGCTAAGCCTTGTATAGCCTCTGAAGCCCCTAATATAGTATCAGGCACAGATTTGGCTGCTCCTATCAAATTGTCTTTGTTAATGCCACCGTAGCCCTCCCCAGTCATACCCATTGCTTCTGGAGTAGCGTATCCCTTTGGTGCTTCTACAATTTTATCCCCCTCTTGTACCACTCCCTCTGGCCTAGCAACACCTGTTGATCTCCCAGCTACTTGAGCCTGAGCTTGTTGCGCTGCGTCTTGTTTCATTTCTCCAGCCGCTCTACTTATTGTCGGCAATACTGCTGCGACTGTAGGGGATAGCGTTTGTAGTTTTACTTTCTTAAATTCAGCAATAGCCTGCTCTTTCGTCAATCCGTCCGCTGCCATTTCTTGGAATAGTTTTTTATCTGCTGCTGTTAATGCCATGATGTTTTTAATTAAAAATTGAGTCAAGTTCACTGAAAGCGTCATCGTCAAGCCCTGCCTGCTCATCAGTGACCGCCTCATTTATATAGTTTTTGTATGAAGCCGCATAATCCTTCGCTGGAGATTGCGTCGTAGTGACAGCCTCTGGAGTAGATTGTGTGGTTGCAAAAATGGAGTCGTAAATTTCAGGGCCTATCCTTCGCTTATAGAAGGCGTTTGTGTCTGAATCCAGCTTTTCTAAAATAGAGTCGATTTTCGCAATATTCAATTCTGATGTTTTGCCAGTGCTCGGGAAAATGCTGTCGTACGCTTTTCCTTCCGACTCCGTAAACGCAGCTCCTGATACCGCCCTCCTGTAATCCACTATCGCCAGGGCTATGTCGTTAGCTACGCCTGCCAGCTCAGGGTCAGAGGTGAGCCCGCCTTTTTGCAACGTACTCTCTTTTACCCCTGTGAATATCCCAGTATCCCCCCCTTTTTCTTCAAATTCTGATAATTTAGTTTTAATCCTGTTGAGTGCGTCTATAGTATTCAATTTTCCATCCAGTACATCCTGTTGAGTAGCGGTAGCATTATTTCTTGTTTGGGTAATAATAAACTGCTGAGCCTTCTTCGTATCTCCTTTTTCTAATAACCCATTTAAGACTTCATTAGCAGTGTCTTTAGCTGAAACTGAGCCAAAACTAATTGAGTTCAAAGCTACCTTAAAATCTTCATCTGCGGTCTGCGAAGTTCCTACTGCATTATAATTAGGTGGATAAACAAACCCTTTCAAGCCATTTTCGTTCAAGAAGTGTGTTTTCTCAATTGGCGGATCTCCTACTGCATAATTTGAATCTCCCACATTAGCTTCCATTGTTTTAAACATCTTTCCTGCTGGATCTACCATCGTTACAATTCCCGTATGACCTGTCGCTCCAGCCTCAGAAACGAAAGCCATACCAGGCTTAATCATCTGAGCAAAATTGAAGTTATTCAATTCGCCGATAGCTATACCACGATTATTAACTAAGTCTAGCTTTGACTGATAACTATTCCCCATACCACCGCCAGAGCCGCTAGCAAGTCCCCAAACCCTATTTACCCATGCCCCGCATTGATAAGGTTTAAGCCCTCCTTCTTGCGTTATGTTTAATTTACCTCCCTCAAAGGACGTTGTGATACCTTCCAAAGACCCCGTAGGGACTAGAGCTTGCCCTCCTGACCCATTTAATTCATTCTGTTGCTCGATAATATCAAAGTAAGTGGCGTAGTCATCGATTGTCACAGGCAACCCTTGGGATTGACGATCTAAAATATTATTCTCTAGTTTCTTTTTTTCTAGATCAAGTTGCACGAATGGGTCGTTCATGTCTGTAATTCCCGCTAATTCCTTGAAAGCTGATAATGTTTCTTGATCAGCCCCACTCTTTACTAAATTAACATAAGCCTGAGTGTTCTTTGCCGCCTCTGTAGTTAACCCCGCTTGTTGATCTTGTAGATCCTGATTCAACTGAGCTATTTGTACTTGCTTCTCTTCGTTTGAAAGGCCTTTTTCGTCCCTTATAGCCTGAGCGCCACTATAGAAATCGAAAGCTGTCTCAAAATCTAGCCCAAGCTGTGTAGAGAGAGACTTGATGGCCTGTGGTGTTAATTCAGTTCCGCTTTCAATCAAAGAAGAGAATGTTGTTATCCCTTGACGCTGAGTTTCAGCCTGTTGCGCTAAAATGTCGGCTTGCGTCTTACCAATATTCGATAAAGCTGTTGCCCCAGCTCTAAACTCTTCAGATGCAGCAGTTTCAGCGTTTAAAAGATCAGTTTCGGCTTGTTGGATAGTTTGTTCTGCTCTGTTAAGAGCGTCTTGCGCTGATTGCACAGCGTCTCTACGTCCTTGTTTTTGGGCTATTCTAAGATCATTTAAGGCGTTTTGACGGTCTATATTAGCCTGATCTTTCCTAGATATAGCGTCATCAATCCTTCCCTTCAATATCCCTGTAGCCTTCTCGGAAACCATCGGATTAGTTACGCTCATAGCTCCTTCCCTGCCTTGTGCGTACATGGACTTGATGCCTTCTATTTGAGTTTCGCCACTTCTTTTAAACTCACCGGTATTAAATTCGTCAGCTCTTTGCGCTTCTGTCACCTGTTGCTGAGCTTGTTCCATTTTCTGTTTCTGCTGGTTTGCTACTTCGTCTACCATTCCTTGAATACCCGTTGGGAATAAGTCTTTCTCAAACCCAAGCTCTGAGGAATAGTCGTTCAAATCTGCCTGATCGTTTCTAATTAAAGACTCGGCCTTTTGAGCTGTGGTTTGCTGTGGAGCTTCAAAAGGTATCGGTTGAGTAATAGGATTACCTTTAGCGTCTGTCTGTACACCCGTCGCCTTGTTTGTAAATACGCCAGCTTGAGGCTTTGGAGCTGTAGGAGCTGGATTTACCCCGCCAGGTATTGCAAAAGACTTGTAAGACCCGTTCGGTTGCTGGACATATTGCTGCCCCGCTGGTGGCGGCGTTTTCTTGATTTCTTCCTTTTTTATTCCGACAGACTTATAGCCTGTGATTGGTTTAGTTGCCATTGTATATTGTTATTAAGCTGCTTTTGCGTAAATTCTTGCTGTTAATTGGTGTGCACCCGTCTGCGTGACAGTGAATCCTTTGTCTATTATAGCTGCTGTAGCTGTTGCATTCCCACCATTTCCATCATTATTATCAAGAAATGTCCCTCCCACCTGACTACCGTTGGTAAAAGTTGTTGAGCCATCATAGAAGGAAGAGTTGTCACCCCAGTATTGTCCAGCTCCGCCAGTATTGGAAAAAGCCTCTAAATACGCAGGTTTAAACCACAAAGGATAAGAGAATGTAGCCGCTGTGTTTTGACTGTACGACACGATGCTTTCTTTAGTGCCAAATTTTAGTTGCAGCAATGTATTTCCACTAGAATCAAGGGTAAGATTGCCAGCTTTGTATTTAAAATCGTTACCGTATGACCAGTTTGGAATTGTGGTGCTGAACTGTCCCGCTGTTGTGGATATATAATAATCTGACTCGAAATCTGTGAGTGAGACTCCCAGGTCGGAAATTGGTACTAGATCGTAATAATACGACACACTGTCAGCTATAGAATAATTTGCGTCAGCAACTCCTACAGCCCCCCATGTTCTACGCCCAAAGCTTGCATCTGTCGGCACAAGCCCGTTGCCTAGCTCCACATTAAACCAGAAAGCGATAGGGTCTGTGGTAGTGGAGCTTCCCCATGTGCCAGCGGAAGCGTCATAGGTCTTGCGGGTTGTAGCGACATAATTTTCGTCGTAACTAGAAAGATCGCCGAGCTTAAGGTAGTTCGTTCCGTTAAACGCAGAAACTCTGAAACAAAGCCAGTAAGTAGTCCCCTTCACTAAATCAAATGACCCTCCAAAATTGGCTGACCTAGAGGCAAGGGTTGTGTTCCATGTTCTTTGAGTGACCTGACTAATAGTGGTTGTAGCGTCAGCGTCAACTAAAGTTCCAGATGGACTACCTGCACTGTCGGTTTGGACGGTAATAACTAAATTACCAAGTGCAGTCGCCCCGTTTACAGCTTCGGCTGCTCTAAAATTAACGCTTGTTATTCCCGTTACAGTTTTTGTTGGTATGAATTTCATTGAGAACCCCTCTATAGTTTCTACTGCCCCTAGATTTTCAGCTACGTCTGTCAAACCAGTATCCCACTTATATTCAACTGGCAAACTAGCTACGGCTTGCCCCTCCGTAATAGCCTCGCTCGCTAAACCGGATGACTTTGGGTAAACGGCGTTAGTCAATGAAAGGCCGTTAGCATCTTTAGTTATCCCACCATCAGCCTTCACCTTTACCTCCAAAGCGCCTGCTACAAATTCTAAGCCTGGATCAGTACCTAGATTAACACGGATATTATTTGTGTCTTCAGTAAGTCCGTAATTTGTGTCGATAAAATCTGTTACATCTACGTCCAACTGCAGCCTCTCGTCCCCTGCTGGACTTGTGATAGATTCATCTAAACCATCGCCAGCTACCACTTTAGTAGCTAAATAACCCGCTGTAGTATCCGCAGCACTCACCTTGACGATTACGCTAGCGATACTATCTGAAAATGAGACCCACGCAGCACCATCATTTGAGAACTGAGCCACATCCCCTGTAGTATTCCATCTTAACCATCCTGTTGAAGTCCCCACCCCTGTAGATCTTGAAATCGTCACGGTTCCATCTGCATCTGTACCGATAATTAGACCAGAACCTCCTGAAGCAAGCGTTCCAGCAAGCCATGCCTGCACAATAGAGTCATAAACTGCCGAGATAGCGCATCCTACTGGAGCATCTACAGGATGAGAAGCCGCAAAGTCTGAATCTCCAGTAGTATAGTCTAGACCACTAATTCTGATGCCACGGACACACCCAGTTGCCGTAAGCCCGTCTACACTCATCCCACCTGCTGGCACATAAATCAACTCTACATAAGAATCGGAGTTTTTAACGTTCATTAAAAAGTTACCTGTAATCACAGCGCCTAATCTATCCTGTGGAGCTGAGGTGAAGGTTAAGGTTGTCGTTGAGTCGTCGATTGGCGACGCTAGACGTGGATTAGCTGCGTCTGGCCGTCCCCATTGAAAGAACTGTAAGCTTGGTATTTTTGTGGCCGCTGTGTATGCCATAGATTATTTGTTAATTATGTTAGTAATTCCATTTTCCTTCTTCGGATCTGAGCCTTCACTCTTGCCTCAAGTATCAGCCATGTCAAAGCGTGGCCTGCCTGATCCATGCTCGTGATTCTCACTCTGATTCTCTGAAAGTTCCTAATAAAAGGCCTGTACCCATCGAAAGATTCTATCAAATTTGCATAATCCTGATCTCCTCCATAGAGAGAGCTGGAATATGTAGCCCCGTTATAGCCATCCATTCCGTTTAGATCATACTGAGCTGTCCACAAAAGGCGTTTCTTGTTCGCAACTGGAATACCTTCCACGTTGTAAATATCCATGTTCACATGAATCTCAGAGCTTGCACTTAGGAAGCCCTGTACATAAATACCTTTGAGCATTTGTCGAGTCTCAAGGTTTCCTAAATTAAGCTCTTGAATGTATTCTGTGCCGATTATCTGCCCGTCATCGCTAAATGAGTCAAAACATCTGTAAACGGCAGTCTTAGAATCTGAAGCTCCGTAAATCTTCCTTCCAGCAATCATAAATCTAGAGATATTCCAGTTGTTGAAGGTATAGAGTGATTTAAAATCTGTGTTGTAGCCGATTACAAAATTGTTGGTTTCAGAACTTCTAGCGCATGTGAAATAAACAGTACGTTTTCTTTGGTCGTAAACTATATCCCCGTTGTCAGCGCTAATATCATTGAAATAGCTATCCCCTAAAAGCTCAACTACTGGAGCGAACTGACGGCTAAACGGAATATTAGGCTGTCCAATTGAAATAAGCTGCCAAAGACCCACCTCATTTGCGTAGAATATACCCTTGTCAGTAGTGATCGCCCCTCTTGCCCCACCAAAGTCTTCAGTATAGCCAACAATAGCGTCCACTTTAGACAAATCACCTGCTGAATCTAAGGTGGTGATTGTAAAGGCAAAGAATCCATTATCACTAAAAGCTACCACGTTGTCACCTAGTGGAACCACCGAACGAACAGTGCCAGCATTTCGATAGTAAACTTTTCCACCCTCAGTAGCCAGTGTCCCAACCGACCAAGTGTTAAAAGGAGGGTTTGAACCCGTATCCACTTCTGAATATTGAACCGCTGACGCATCAGTTGAAAGGTTAAAAGCATATAATCTATTTCCGATAACAGACAACCCACTACATATAGGAGACGTTGCAACCTCTGTGGCTGTGAAAGTGGCTAGATCAATGCGATAAACCTTATCAACGCCATTGCAGACAAAGAAATATTCACCATATCTAGTACCATCAAACCCGCTGTTTACTGAGAAGTTGGTCTTAATGTTTGTAACCGTATCGGTGGACAAGGTATATCTCGCGATGGTCGTACCATATCCGAATATCCACACATCATCTGTGAAAGCTTTCAGAAGAGAAATAGGAGCGTTCCCAGCTACCTCAAACATCTTATTTAAACCTTTTCTTTTGATCAATCGCCCATCATCCTCTACCTCATAGTTGAGAATATTGATGGCATACTTCACGTCCAGAAACTGTGGGGCTGTACGTTTATTAATCCCCGCTGGAGACATCAAAGTAGTAGCCTTTGTAGGCTGGACTTTGTAGTTGGTTTGTATAGGCCTATATCCCATATTAGTACATTAAAGAGGTGTCCTCCATGTTATAAATTTGTGGTTGTTGTCTGATATTTCGTGCAAGCTCATCTAAAAGCCTGTTAAATCTCTGATCTGCGTATCCTTCCGCTGGCACGTCTTCATCCCATTGGTCGTACATCACATCCAGAGCGTAAACTAGATACTGAATATACCTAGCGTCTAAAGGAGCTATGAAAGTATCTGTCATTTCGTCTAGATTCGGCTCAACTGGTGCGTATCTCAACTGGAATTGATTTGTACTCTGTGAATTTCCTGTGAAGTATATCTTGTCATCTTTAATATAAAACCCTGTGGTGATGGCGTTCGGATTCATTGTCGCCTGTGAAACTGGCACCGGATTGCCTGTGGATTGGATATAATAAAGTCCACACCCGAACCTCTGAATGTCCCTAAAATCACTAGGTAGGTAAGCCCATGTACCGCCTGCTGTTTGTGTGATCGTGGTTGTTTCGATAAATCTCTCTGGATCAATGCCTAAAATGAATCTGTAGGCGAATTTATTTACCCAATCAGCCCAGTCTAAGAAGGTGGCCTGTGGAACGTCTGAAATATCCTTCTTATATCTCGCAAAAGCGTCATAGACTGTCGAGACCAGCAAAGTTCCTGACACTGGCAAGGAAGAGGCTGCCGTATAGTAGGACACAAAGATCGTAAACTGCGGAGCATCATCTAGCGTGAAAGTATCGTTTAGCACTGTGACGTCTCCAGTGTAGGGTACGCCGTCCACAGTAATATCTACAATCTGATACAGATTTAAGGCTGTAGAGTAGGTTGTGCCTGATACTAGCGTTGGGGTTTCATTTAATACGTATGACATTTTGATTGATTACATTATAAGTACACAAGGATTTTATTAGAGAGGCCATGTAGAGCCAGCAAATGTGTAGCTTGGCGGTGCTTGGTTAATGCCGGTATATTTCAGTTGAACTGCGGCAATATAAATTACTGACACGGTTGTTCCTGTTGTAAGTCTACCAATCAAAATGTCACCAGCTGCAACGCTTGTAGCACCAAGAGTGGTAGGAGACATCCCAGAGTAAACTAACACACTGCCGATCCATACTTCCTGATAAGTATTAGCTAGTCCCGCAGTAGTTACATACGTCCTTATAGTCATATCAAGCCAACGACCAGTAAGATCAGGAACGGTAACAAGCGATGCCATAGCAGCCCCAGTCCACGTTTGTATACCCGTCGCAGTCAACATATACTGGTATCTCTTAGTACCTGTCTGTGTTGTGTCAGGACTATACGCAAAGCCGTGATTGTTATTGGTTGAACTAGAAACAGGAAGGTATATTTTGAGACGCATCTCCCAGTTCCCAGCGGCGGCTGTTGAACTATACTTAATTAACGAAGTCCCTGAACTTCCTGACGGCGTTAGTGAGTAACACGCTACACCTGCCTGAGTTGTAGAGGCTACAGTTGTGGCTACCACTCCTGATGACGTCCATCCGAGCGATGTAGGATTTCCATCGGCTGTAACCCATGAATAATCCCAACTGTCGGGAGCAATAAGCGCAGTATTAGCATTGTATGCTTGCACGTCTGAGCCTATGGCCACGCCTAGAGCAGTTCTAGCTGCTGACGCTGTAGTCGATCCAGTCCCTCCGCTTGCTACGGCTACGGGGATTGCTATTGATGATTTTGTGAAAGCTGAATTAGACATAGTTTTTAGTTAGGCGAGACCGTTAATACTTTTTACACTGGCGATGGCCAACCCCTCGGCAGTCTTTACAGAGGCGATAGCAAGTCCATTGACGGTTTTAATGCTAGTAGAGGTATATGTAACAACCAATTTTGGCTTTGGCTCTGGATCATTGTTGGAAGAGTCAAAAGTCATCTCATAGGCCGTGAGCGCACCAGGGGCAGTGCCTCCAATATCATGCTCAACATCTCGTAGTCCAAATTTAGTTACTCCAGTTTTAGATATATTACTAAGGCCAGTAGCGTTCAGAGGCATATCGTTATACCCTTCGTCAACATAGCTTGTTGAGGGATAATCAGAGGCTTGCGCTACAGTGCCTAATTGATCAAAGTCTGCATTAGAAAGGCTTGTATTTGCAGCAGGGGTGCTAGTAACTAAGCGAATATTAAAAGTTGCCGAAGCAGTCATGGCAACGCCATTAAAGCTGACCGTAGCAGATGAGATTGTAGCTCCTGCTGTCAACGCGCTTGTATCAAATAACACAATACTCCTATCCAACCGAAAGCCTGTCGCATCGCGATTAGCTGCAACCCGCAGAGTTGGCGCACCATCGCTGGATGCCGTGCCAGTCGCCGCAGCAACAACGGCCGCCCATCCTACCGCAATTAACTGATCATTCCTTACATACCCATTTGTTGACGTAGTACCAGGGGCAACGTCAGGATAAACCGTCAGAGTGCTAAATGAAAAACTAAGAGAGTTTAAAGGTTTAAATCTATCCAAAAGCAGCCAATCTATGAAGTGCAATAAATACCAAAAAGGCTTGAAAACATGGAAAAGCCTCATAGCAAATTCGTCACAAGTCCTAAACTCTGTAGCCAACTCCCCCTTATTTCGACTAGCCACCCAAGTGATAGCGTTTGGGGCAATGCAGGTTATCTTATTCTTACCGACACTCGATCTTTTCCCATCAATACGGAAAATACGTCTCCCAATCCAAGTATTAGCAAGCCAAAGCAGCTTTCCCTGATGATGTTGAAACCAATCTTTAGAAAATACTTGCATCAAGTGTGGGTTATATAATCAGGAGAAGGATTGAAGTACATTTCGTCAGCCGTTAAAGCAAAGCCAACAACACGAATCACTACATCAGTCGTAGTCGGTTGAGTCTGAGTCACGGACCCTGCCGTTTCTGAAATATAAATAGGATTATTAATCGTAAAAGCAGGAAATTTAGCATCCGCCCTGATTATTCCATTTAATAAAATTGTGCAGGCGTTTCCGTCCGTCCCAGTCACAACTACCATCCCGACTAACCCTCTAGAGTCTCCATCGGCTGCAGCCGCAGAGTTTGCGTCACATAACTCCCACCGAGAATCTGTTGGGTCTAAATAGACACAATCGCCGAATGCTTGAGAGTAGCCAGCCGTCCCAGCAACAGTGATGCCTGTATATTTACCATCAGCCGAACCCGCAGGATCAAGGGCTATGCTTGTGTTTTCAGCTAAGGTTATTGATGCGCCAGAATAATAAACAGATGATCCGTTTACAGTTGGTGTTGATCCGAAGTCAACAACGCCACCATCTATATCAAGTTTATTTGCTGAATGTGTAATTGTGACATCACCATTATTAAAGTTGATGACGCTTGCGTCACCTAAAAACAGATCAGACCATTGCTTTGTAGTAGAACCCAAAGCGATACTATCGCTCGTTCCTGGCAAAAGAGCTGTATTTATCGCTACTGAAGCTAGGTTAGAAAGTGCTTTATTTGCTGCATCTGAAGCTGTAATCTCCAGCCCTCTAAAATTGAAGAAATCCATTGAAGTTGCATTCTCAGTCACGATACAAACAGGCTTAGAAATCTGGCCGTCTGTTGAAGGCTCTGTAGCTGTCAACGCACCCGCACTAGAAGGAGAAAGGAAAAGAACCGTACCTGCTGCCACTGCTGGTACTCCCGCTGTAATCTCCCCTCCTATTGTTAAAGTGAAATTATCAACATCAGCTACAGCGCTGACAATACCCACAACTTCAGCATTGGCTGCACTATCTGCTTGTGCTTTTGCGTATGTATTTGCTCCTGTGCATTTGACTGCGTTTCCAACTGAAAGTCCATGTGCTACTTGAGCAACATCAACCTCCATAGCTGTGCCGCTGCCTCCACCGCCAGTAGCGTCTAAAGTCGTACCCGTAATTGTTAAATTAGTCCCCATCGTGAGCCATGTGACAGCCCCTGCTGAATCATCCCAAAACATCACTCTATCCGCTCCTGGATCAGAAAGATTAGCTGCTGTACCGCCATTTGCTAAAAGAAGTTGACCAGTTACTCCAGTAGCCAAAGGTAGCCCTGTACAATTGGTTAGCACTCCAGATGTAGGAGTGCCAAGTAGCGGACTCACCAAGGTTGGAGTGTTTGCAAAAACTAAAGCTCCTGTGCCTGTCTCATCGGTTACTGCTGCAATTAAATTCGCACTTGATGGTGTTGCAAGGAAAGTGGCTACGTTTGCACCAAGGCCACTGACACCTGTGGAAATAGGTAGCCCTGTACAGTTTGTCAAAGTCCCTGATGTAGGAGTGCCAAGCAAAGGTGTTGTCAAACTTGGTGAAGTTGCGAATACAAGTAGTCCACTGCCTGTCTCATCTGAAATAACTCCTGCTAGTTCTGCTGATGTTGTTGCAGCGAAAACGGATAGTTTATCTGTTCTAAAAGCTGTATTCGCACTATATGCTTGCACGTCCGTACCGATAATTAGCCCTAGATTTGTTCGTGCATCTGAGGCATTACTCGCTCCAGTCCCTCCATCTGCTACGGCAATGTCCGTACCGTTCCAAACTCCTGTAGTGATTGTTCCTGTATTTGCTGTGATTACCAGTCCGTTGAAGCTTGTCACGCCTGTCAAAGCCCCTAAAGTCAGTGTTATTGCTGGTGTTGTCGTTGCATTGGCAACTGACCCAGAGACGCCTTGAGCTGTGACGATTGAGACTGTAGTGACTGTACCAGCTCCTTTAGCGTCTATCTGAGCTTGAATATTTGAAGTTACCCCGTTTAGATACTGAAATTCTGTGTTTGAGATCGTTCCATCGGCCAGCTTCGTAGTGTCAATTGCTGCTGTGCCGTTAATGTCAGCGTTCACAATCGCTCCAGCGGTTATTGCGGCGGTGTTGCTGCCGTCTGCGATAGTAATATCCCCTGTGATTGGGGCTCTTTTGAGTATAGGGGTTGCGTCTACATAGACAAGAGTTGCATCTATGTTGTTACCCACAGCGTCTTGCGCTCTCTCATCAGTGAAGTATAAATTAGTTCCTTCATTGATGTTAGTTGTTGTCAAAACTACCGCCCCTGTTTGTCCGTTGACCGAAGTAACTGCATCAGCGGGAATATCGTTGACAGTGGCTACATTAACCCCGTTCTTCGTCAAAACACCCGTGAAGTTATACGGATCACTGAGTACCATTCTATCTGATCGGACGGTTTGTAGTGTCATTTTGTCTTAGCTAAGTAGCTTTTCTTGGCTACGTTATTGATATTAATCGGTTTTTTCCCGTTGCCTCTTAGTACCTGAGTGTGAGCTTTTTTACACGACTTTTTCATGCTATATAGGTTATTATGTTATGTATGGCTACGATAGTGGCGTGGAAAACTTCTTTTAGATAATCGTGTATTACCGCCCCCAGTATTCCGACAATGAAGGTTAGAACGGCCCCTATAGGAATCCATGTCCCCCTCATCCTTGCTTTCCAGAGGTCGTCCCTGCGCTGCGCTTCCTTCAACGCTCCGATTTCCAACCCCATGTCATACATTTGCTTCTCGCCTAATTTATGCGACTGGTCTATCAGTGCAACTGAGGTATGCAGGTCGCTTACAGCCTTAACGATCTCATCCAGCTTGTCATAAAGCCTTCGAGTATCGTCATTTGTCATGCTGTTTTGTGTGTTGCTCATGCTTTTTTATTAGATGCTGATGATATTGCAATACTGATTGATGTAGATTGTGAAATCATTAGTATAATGCGATTAAAAGAGTAGCTGTTGTATTTGTTGCCATCACTTGCTGTGTGACGATTGGTAGGATCGATCCAACTGGGGGAGCTGTGAAAAGTACCGTACTTCCTGCTGAATTCTTCACTGTAATATTCCCAGCGCCTCCTACATAAATACCTTTAGTTTTGCGTGGTTTGCTTGGATCTCCGTAATTTAGCAAAAGAGTGTCACTAGGCGTGATGACTACAAACTCTTCTGATGGTGCAATTTGTTGTACTGTCATGTTGTTTGGTTAATTCTACACGGAAAGGCTCCCGAAGAAGCCCTCCACGTTTAGGATTAAGGATTATTGTTGAACGTTGAAGCTCGCTTTAACTAGACGTTGTGCATCACGAGTGAATACTTTAGTACCGAAAAGAGTAGTTGTGATGTAGTTCTTACCGATCATTCTAGGCTCATCACGCACGTACAATTCTGGATACATTTGGATACCAAGAGAAATAGCCCCCATACGTCCGAAGAGCGCATTGGAAGTTTCTGTTCCGAATACGTTACCAGCAGCAGTGAAAGTTTCAGTTGCACCGATTCTTCCGTAAGCTGTTATAGCAGCAGCGTCTCCAACAAAGTTAGCGATTGCTACTTGTCTGTTTTGGTAGTTTCTACGATTAGCTACTGAGATGTCAATATAAGTACCTGTACCTGGTGTACCTGTACCATTGATAGCCCACTCAAGATTGTCCTGAGCTTCAGCAGCACTAGCACCGATAGCAATTTCACCTGGATTAGCAGCCGTATTATCAGCTACCCATGTCCATGTTACACCGTAAATAGTGATTGTATCTGTTGCTGTTGGGATTGTCGCCATTGACAAAGTGACTGATGAAGCCAAGTTGTTCGAGACGAATACGTTGAAGTTTGCAGCTTTACCAGTCCATTGATTTCTCAACATCTGATCAGCTACTTGGAAACCGTTAGCAACACCAGCCTGTGTAAGTTGAGTGTTTGTATTGGAGTCCACGATAGCAAAAAGCTCTCCGTCTACCGCATTGTTACGGAACAATTGAGAGTAAGCTGAATCGAAAAGACCTAGTACGGAATTCGCTGAAATTGTACCACCTGTTAGAGTAGTAGTAGCAGCAGAAACACCCGCAGCGATACCTTGCTGATCGATGTTATTCGCTAGCTGATAAGCAGCTTGGAATTTCAACTGAGCAGCGTAGTTTGCCAAAGCTTGTCTTTCTTGTTGTGGATCGATGTAGAAAGTTGCAGCCTTAGATTGATCAACAGTCAATGAATCCTGTGTAGCAGCGATAGCATCGATTGTTAATTCTGTACCTGGAGTGTAAGTCTGTAGACGAACATCAGATACATAAGGGAAATTAACTTGATCACCAGCAGAGAGGTACTCTTCGCACTTCTTGTTGGCAACCTTTTCGAGAATAAGCATGGCATTCAAGTAATCCTGAACGTCACGCTTCCAAATCTCGGGATTTAACGCTGTTATAGCGTTGGTTACGATTGTAGCCATTGGGTAATAATTTAAAGAAATAAATTATCCACCCTTTAACTTCTAAGACATTCCGCCACCCATTGCGCTTTTACGCATGGCTTCTAGTCTTTTGACCCGTTCGTCCGCTGTGAGATCTTTCTCTCCCCTCTCCTGTGGACTGTATCGTCCAACGGTAGGGATAGTGCCGCTGTCTCGTTTAGCTTCAACGCCTGCCACTTTCATAGCCTTTTTAAGAGCTACAGCCTTGGGTAATCCAAGTGAGCGGAATTCGTTGTACTCTTCGGTGACAACTGCTTGCTTCTTAGCTGACAAATCTAAATCTCGTAGTAGATCACGTTGTTCCTTAAAGGTCTTTTCGTCATCTCTCTCGTTTAGTTTGCGCTCAATAGCTTCATCAGCGAGCTTTTCCAAGTCGATATCAGATTTAGGTCGAAGTTTCGTTGCCATCCATTTCTGTGCCGCTGGCAAGTCTTCAATAGTGACTTCACCTGCGTCAATTTTCTTCTGGAAAGCTTCGATAGACTTTCGTCTTACATCTTCTGCGACTGGCTTTTCGGGTTTCTCTTTGCTTTCTTCAGCTTCGGATGACTCAAAGAGTTCATCGGTGCTGGTACTTGCTGTGTCGGCAAGTTCTTCATTCTGTGCGGTGTCAAAGAGCTGTTCACCGTCAGCATGTGAATTTTCCTCCATTATAGAGTTGTGTTAAAGGACAAATATAGGCTTTTTAAGCCATCACTGTCCAAAACCCGCCTTACGAGAGAGTTTTGAACATTAACAGCTCAAAAATGAGTTCGTAAGGCTCTATTTTTTAATGGTCTATTTGTTCTCTTTCTCGTATACTTTTAATTCTGCACAAGCATCTAAGAAGAATTTACTGATTTCGTTTATCCCTGTTCTATATGCGAGGTATTCTTCGGGGGTATAAGTGTTGTTTTGAGAGTATTCTACCAACTTCCCTGCCACTAGAGTCATTAGATCATCCCCGTTATTCTCCCAAAACCTGCCGAATGCGGCTACTGAATTGCGATTCCCTAGTGTTTTTAAACAGGCGTAATGATACTGTTTCACTTTATTTCTATTCTTAATATATTTCAATAGATTTATCATGCTACTTCGGTTAAGTCTTGAGGGGCTGGCATCTCACCTGCTCCTGCTGCTGGTGGCGCTTGTGGCATTTGGAAATCTTCCATAGGAATATCACGATCATTCAACTGTGCTTTCTGTCTCAACAGTCGATTAAACGCCGCACTACCCGGTGGTGTCACGCTCAATAGCCTGTCAACCTGTGCTTGCTGATAGATGTTTGAAGGTATCGCTCCACTTCTTGAATTAACTTTGACAAAGAATTTAGTGTTTTTAAGTTCCTGAGCAAGCATACCCATGGTGATATATTTCCCAACCTGAATTTCCTGCCCGTCCCTGACAATAGCGGTAGTCATGTTCAAAGGCTCTGTGTTTTTTGGTGAGACGTCTGATTTGATCTGCTCCATTGTCAGAAGTACGGCAAATTGAGTCGTGTAGGAGTTGTACTCCATTGTCTGTTTCACAAAAGCTGTACTATTCTCTTCTTCCGCAGCAACCGCCTCTTGATTTGGATAGTTTGCATAGTCTCCTTCGTCCAGATAGATACCAAGTCTCTTGATCTCAGCGTCCAGCCTGTCATAAACAACCTGCCACTCTTGGAATAGGTTTTGTGTGATTAGAGTTTGAGCGCTAACCGCTGATGCATTTGGATTGTTTGGGTCGTAACCAATAGCCACATAAGGTTTCTTCCCCGCAGCTCTACTAGCGTTTGCCATAGTGAGTTTCTGGAAGAAAGCCGCAGCCTCTTCTTGAGGCACGTTTACTATCGTCAAAGGATCAACATTGTATTCGATGTGGTTCACCTCCATATTCAAGAGCTGACTGGAAACTAAAGCTAGCTGATAGATCATATCCCCTACTCCATGATTGTATAAACCTTGGCTTGATGGCATACAAATCCATTGTAATACAGGGATATACGGAGCTTTTCTAAACATGAACGGATATTCATCACCGTTCTTTTCCTCTAGTAAAGTGCAAGCTCTACCTGCAAACACGGCGTATCTCTTATTCGCAATATCGTAGTAATAGCAGATTTCTACCAAGTCCTTCTCTTGGACGTTATCATCTTGTAGGTAAGTCTTGTCCTGATCTTTGTCATAGTCACCTCGTGGTATCTTCCCTTTCCCTCCTTTCTTTTCAAGCTCTGGGAACAATCGACAAGCTTCTTGCCATCTGTATCCAAAGATCAAACAAACCTCTGTAGCGTTCTTTCCTGCCCCTCTGCCTCTGATACCTGTACAGTAATTATCACACCAGATGTTATTGTTTGAGATCGGAGTGTAAACGATAGGTACTGAGCTGTTTTCGTCTGGATTCTTACCCACTAAACTGAACCCATCGCCATACAGATACATCTTGAAGAAAACGCCATCCTTGCCCATCAAACTTTCTCCATAAGCCCCTTCGTCCATCACTGTGCCCACTCCATCAGTCACGATCTTTTCCACGTCCTCAGTTGCCCCTGAGCCATGGATCTGGAAGTCTAAAGGCTTGGTTCTATTCGCAGTCCTCCACATCGCTTGATACAGCTTCTTTGAATCAATCTTGCGTGTGCCAACTGGATTGTAAACCTCAAACCCAAGCTCAAACAGCCTCTGAATCATCAGGTTCTTCTGGTCTTGGTTCGTCTTGTCTAAATTAGTACGCTGAATAAGATCAAGTGCGTCTGCCACAATCGGCATATTCCTATTATCTTCACCCACTGGATCAGGCTTGTTCTGGCTGTATTCAGTCTCTTTTGCCATACGTAAAGGGTTACGTAAGGCTTGGAAGTGAATTAATGGTATTATAATACCTCATACCAACCTCATGCAATATCATAATCTCTCAGAGCATTCTGATACGCCTGATAATCGCTTGCTTTTATTCCAGGTAGTTGTCTAGTAGTATTCTGATTATAGACTTTAATGGCTTCGGCATACTCTTTTGGATCAACAGGCTTCTTACCTCGAAGAGACACTAAAGCGTATCTAATTGCGTCTAGCGTATGATCAAATCCATCCTCTGGGATATTAGGAGAAAAGAATTTACCGTTCTTATCTGTCGCCCAAAGATAGTTTCGGTACTCTTTGATGATATTGATTGATCTCTTGGTCATAAATATCTTCTGATCTTGTACCCACTGTATACCGTTGCGGACTGAATCAGCGCCTTTGATAGCGCCAACTATGTTGACTCCGTAGCTTCTTATCTCATCAATACTTTTTGGTTCAGACGAATCACCTACGACCAACACATTATCTTCCTGACTCAGGATGATGTCGGCTATAGGCTTGTTGAGCATACCCTTTTGAAACAATATTTCGTCGACGATATAAGCGTCGTTCCACTTGTAAATATCTATCAAAGCGCTTGGATCGTTGGTATAGCCGAAATCAAGTCCTCTGCGTACTATTTTAGCCTCTGGCGGTATTTCATCGATGATCTGCCAGTCTCGATATATCTTTCCTTCCACTTCACCTAATTTCCCTTCTCCGTAAACTGTCCACCAACCCTTGCGGTTCTTCCTCTGCTCAATTGAGGCTATAATCTCTGGCGCTAAAGCTTCGTTGTCTCTATACGTAAGGGTACACTCTTCTACGTCATCACGATGTGGCTTCAGCTCTGTGTAATACCAAAACTCATTCGTCGGATTCCAGTCAAGATAGATAAACTCCTTGGTGCGCACCTCTAATTGCTCAAACGCATCGAATGGGATATTGTTCGCCTCGTTCGGAAACAGTCTGTCGCGTCTCGCTCCCCTCAGTTTATCTCCGCTGTCACAACTGAAAAACTCAATCTGACTCCCTGTCTCGAATGTGTACATCGAATCAGTGGCGTTCCATCTTGCGTCAACCCAATACCCCTGCGTCTTCATTATATTCTTAAAATCCCTCATCGCCCCTCTTTTCAAGTGAGGAATAGATTCCGACACTACACTTGTCAAAGTAGCCTCCTTGTCCGTCTGCGCTCTGTGAATCAGGTACATCAAAATAGAGATCGTCTTCGAAGCTGACGTTCCCCCTGGCACGGCTCTAATCCTTTTCGTCATTGCCGCAATCTTTCTAGTAGCCGTTGTTACTTGATACATATTTTTATATTACTGCCCACCTTGGAAGTTTGGGGATTAATTCCATTGCATAAGCATGACGGGTGTTTTCTGAAGGAGTACACCACTCAAGATTAGTACAAACATCGTTCAATTTATTACCATCAATGTGATTGACGTGGCATCTCTCTTTTGTGCGTCCGTCCACAAAATGGATTGCTACAAGACGAGCAATTTTAGCGGTATAACGCACACCTTCTCGACAAATTGCAACACACCTATAACTTTTCGGACTCTTTGGATTAGCTTTTAGTATCTTTTCGTAAATCATTTTCTGACCATCTTTGTGACTAACCTTACCTTTCACTCTACGAGTTAAAGATTTAACCCTCCCCATATCGCTGATCTGATAAAACCCCTCGTAACCCTCGATATCTTTCCACAATTCCATATAATACAATGTTTTAATCAAGTTGTGAAGTGCTACCACCGTACGGATCAAGTCGATAAGCCATTTGAGTCTTTTTCAGGCAACATATTTATCAAGATCGGTTGAGGAAGATCTTTCCCATCCTTCCCTGTAATTTCCTTTCTAGCCAGTTTAGGCCTTACATACTCCCTCCAGCCGTCCATCCTGTCTAAATACTGCTCTTCAGCCTTCTCAAGTTCTTTGCCCTGTGACAGCTTGTCCATGATCTCTGCGTATCTATCCATTCCACCTCCAGCCATCGTCAAAAGAAAAGCATCTATCTTCTCTTGCTTCTCCTGCTTAGTAGCTAAGCCTTTCTTCCAAAGTGTATGTCCTTTCTGAAATCCTCCAGCCATAATGTCAATAGTGACAGATATATTATTTATGTCGCTGCTCTGATTGCCTCATTTGATTACCTCATTCTTAAAGTTTTCCATTAATTCTACGTAAGGAATAAAGTCTTTGCATTCAGTACACATTATACAGTCAATGGTTTCAGTTAGTTCTACAGCTCCCTGTTTACTGGTCTTCTTTGTTTGGTAGTGGGCGAATAGTGAGGCTCTTGTGTTTCCACAGTCACACATTATCCCGTTTTCTGTGTGTTTGATCATGCTGTTTTTTTAGCTTTAGCTGCTGCGTCATCCATGAAATCATGTAACGCTTTACGTGCAAAGGCTGTTAATCCCCATTGATCGTTTTTAAGGTCTACAATCTTGCGGAAATTAGCTAGTTCAGTATCAGTTACGTCTATCTCTTGTCCTTCGTACATAGCTTTAACTTTATCTAAAAGCCCTAAATCGTCAATGAAGGTGTAGCAAGCGTTTGCGAAAGTTTTGTGGAAGTCTTTTACTTCAGTACCAGCTAAGTCTTTAATTACAATTTTGGAGATATCTAGTTTCATAAGTTTTGGTTATTAGTAGGCTAATGCCTTGATCAAGTTTTAGCTGAATTAGTGGGGATAATCAAGGGGTTTTTATTTCTTAACTATCATCTTTTTACCTTCCATAGTGACATCACCTGTAGCATTTACTATCTTCATAATCGTGCCACCTTTAAATTTGATGGTGGTTATCTTTTTACCAACTTTTAGAGTGTCTATAAATGACTTTGGTTCTTCCTTCATACTTCCTTTGAGTTATCAGATTTTACTTCATACCCCTGCAAAGTCCTTTGAATAACAATCCATCCACCTTCTCTTTCTTTTTTCGTGCTAGATTTTCCGCAATCAAGGTGGCATGAAATAGTGACTTTATCGTTATTGTTTAGGTGGGCGATAAAAATCTCATCCAACTTAAATCCTTTGCCACAATGTATACATTCTAATTCTTTCTCCTGATATTTTACCATGGCTTACTTGTTATCAGATAAAAGTCCTTCAAGTAACCTCCTAGCGTTACCACCACCGTGTATTTGGGGGATGATAGAGCGGATTTTGTCTTTCCATTCTCGGTCTAGAATGTCAACTACATCCCTTGTCATTGTGCCAGTCAAAGCCCTCAAATAATCTTTAGCTGCTTCAGTAGAGTCACCCAAAAAGTCAAAGTGACGTTTTTCAGAATCCCAAATGAGTTCGCCTGTAGGCTCGTATTGTCGATTCGGTTTCTTGCATTTAATGCACACACCGCTAGGAGTCATGAAGGTGCAGATACACCTTGGGTAGCCAAAAAGGTTGGTTCCCCTTGAGTTACTTTCATTCATCTTTTTGGTTGTTATCAGATAGATCAATACCTTCTGCCTGTAAATTGGCTATAAACAATAATATGGCTTTATTGCTCCTCTCCCATTCTGGCATAGCTCTCTTTATTTTATCAAGCCATTGTTGGTCTTTGGCTTCTAATTGCGCTTCAAGTCTTTCTATTTTAAATTTAAATTTCTCCATTTCAATATTTTGATTCATGATTGTGGATTAAGAATTAAAAATAATATTTGCCAGCGAACAA